TTACTTCGTAGTTCGAGTTAACACCGTGTGAGAGTGTATAGAACTTAAAGAGGTCATTAGATACTGCACCAATCTTTTGTGAGGTGATGTATGGTGTAGAAGCTTCAAGATAATCAGATGTAAAGTCCCAATCAGCGGCAGAACCAGTTTCGATAATAAGCGAAGTTCCTGGACTAGCAGCTAGCGATGCAGATGCTGATTTTCCAAATGCAACATAGTTGTAAACAGCATGTGTTCCATATGCAGTATATCCATAGAGGTCACCAATATATGATGTGCTCGATGGGTCGATAGAAGCACTAAATGGTGTTCCGTTTTCATTTGTTGCATTACCTGTAAATGCCGATGTGTCTGTTGTGAATCCACCAGAAACAGTAAGAACAAACGAACCGCTTACATTCGATGCCAATGTTGATGTGTTAAATAGGTCAACTGTGTCTGCACTTGTCACTACGAATGTTGGGTGAAGAACAGAGATTAATCGCTTACCATACGAACCTGTTGCTACAAGTGCGAGAGGGAAATCGAGTGAATATCCACCAGAACCAAGAACACGAACGACGGTAGCACTACCAGCGTTGGTTAGATAGCTCTTAGCAGTATATGGAAGATATGATTGTTCATATCCACCACCGAATTTTGTGATAAAGTCGCCGTACCCTTCGACTACCGTAGGAACGAAAGCTGGTCCTTTGAGTGTTGGGCCGATAAGGGCCGCACCAATTTGACCAATTCCTTGTGGTAGAAACGAAAGATCCTTTTCGACTGTAAACACGCCAGGACTTACAATTCTTTCATTAGCCACTATTTGTCTCCAAAAAAGTTATGATAATTATCTCCAATATAAATATGAGAAAAAAATCTCAAATTATGTATTGGATGGAATAAATCTGCCAGAATCTAAATCAAGAACACCGTCGCCGTATTTCTCGTTTAATTTCTGTACCAATTCTTGTTCTTGTTTTTGTAAGTCATCGTAGGTGTTGAATAAGTTTTCCCGATATTCTGTTAGGTCTTTCAACCTCTTATTTAGAATGTGTAATTCAACTTCAACTTGACCAATTTGAGCGGTATTTGTGGCATATTGAGATTGTAAACCTCTAACTAATTCCACGTCTTCCTGTTCAAACTCTTTTCCAATTTCTTCTGACATATAAAACCTCTGTTAAAAATAAAACATTATACATATAAATATGGTTAGATTTCCGTAGGATAAACATCTGGACTTCCATTGAGTGCAATATCATCAAAATCATTCAATCTACGTTGTAAGTCTTCCGACTTATCTCTTTGACTTTGATTTATATCTTTAAATGGATCACCGCCATATATTCGTTCATTCTCTTTGATTGCACTATCTATATCACGGAAAGCCTCTGACACAAATGTTATCTTGTTTGGAGTTATAACCCTCTTTGTTGTTGATTCTCTTGCTACTTCTTTCGGTAATAAATAACCATGAACCGTTAATTGAAAGTTTGCACGTACTAAACGATCTTGACCTGTTATGTTTGTATCTTCCATCGTCAAACCGTCTATCATTGTTGCAAACTTAAAAAGATTCTTATCACCAAAAGCTTTACCACCGAAATATACAAAATTTTCTATTAATGTATTCAATTGATTTTGATATTCTGCCCAACAAATAAAGTCGTATGTAACGTCAACATAATCGGGTATAGGTGTTATAAAGTATTCTTGTGGTGTTTTTACACCATATAAACTACTAAACTTATCGTAAGGTGTTAATTTATTGTACTTTTGTTTCATAACGTAAGCAAGTTGAGCAGTTGATGCCACCTTATTACGCCTTAACTCTTGTTTTATGTTTACACCAGAACGTCTGAACGTAATAAGTGGTGCAAGAGTTTTACCCTTCTTATCTTTTAGATACCCATTACGTTGAATAGATGCCCATTTTTCAGCATTAGCATAAATCGTTGGTACCTGTATTGTCTCACCGTTATCTTCTATCTTTAACTGTATCGTTTGGTCGATATATGTTTTTACCGCAAAGTCTATGTCATATAGTGTAACACCCAAATTACGAGTCTTATCTTTATCACGACGTATCTGTGTATCTCTCCCACGACCTAAATCAATACGTGGGTTTTGTTCTGAATTTACGTCATCTATAAAAGAATCTCTTGTTCTTTTTAGTGGTGGTTTTCTATATCTAGATGAATTTTCCATTAGATGTTATCCGGTAGGTCATTGTTTTCAGCAATTCTTGGAGCAGAACGAACTTCTTCCACATGGATTCTTGAACGTCTTGTCAAGTGTGTATTAGCGATGATAGAAACATTGTGTCCCCATCTTTCCGTGGCAAAGGAATAATCTGGATTCTTACCACCGAAATATTGATTTTCAAGAATACCATCGACTTCCCAATATTCACCGTTGTATTCAATTACATCACCAACTTCAATATAAGTCTCGTAATCTTTTAGGAGTTCACGAATAAATCCAAAATCACAAACTTGATTATAATCTTGTCCAAATTCAGTTCCTTCGAACGTTTGTTCTTGACGGTTGATTAACGCTGGTATCTTAATTGGTTGGTGATAAATCTTTTTATCAGATTCATCGTAAATGTTAGTCTTTGTATTTTCAAGAGACAACTTGTATAAACCAACTTCGGTATCTATAATGTCCACAATAAGTTCCATGTTGAACTTATGAACTAAACCAGCATCTCTTTGTCCATGAAATAGTGGCATTTATTTACCCCACGTAAATTTTTAGTGGGGTTGCATTCAACGAAACATTAAGAGATTCAACTTCTGCACGTTTGGCTTCAAGAAGTTTTGAACGAGTCATAGTGTCCAACATTGTTCTTAATTCTTCAACAAGAGCTTGTTTCTCTGTTCCAGCAGCTGAAAGTAAGTCTGCAGCATTAAGAGTTGTTTCGCCGTTTGGAATAGGGATAGAGCCGTATTTACCACGAATATATCCCAAGTTTTCTTTCACAAGAGCAAGTGTATAACGATAAATCCATTGACGGCCAACAGAGTTTATCTTATCATATTGCATACGATTGTATGGTGCATTAGACATATCAGAAACAAGTCCAGTGACACCAGACCCACTTACTGGCTGATATTTAAGAGGATTTGAACGTTCTTCTTTAACAATATACTCAATCCAAAGTTTAAAGTCTTTGACGGGTATTGGGAATATACGAAGTTCGTTATCTATTATCTCGAATGAGTATGATGACTTTCTCATAAGGTCATTGAATTCAATTGCCTGAATACGAAGTAAGTCAGCATACATAGGCATCAACATGAATGACACACCTGTTGAATATCCACCGAAACCGAACGTATCTAACATCGCCTGATTACCCAAGTAAGGGTCATAGAAACGAATAGATGCCGGTGGTGAATAGTGGTGAACTTTCTTTACCTCAATAGAACTTGTTGTATTATACACATCTCTGATAAGTGTGTTTAAGTTGTACCGCTGTTTATTTATTGATACATCGATTGACGCGGAATAAAACTTAACATTACCGTTAGTAAATGTTTCTGAACCATATTCTGTTGCTAACTGAATCAACCCACCCATGTTTGTTGATACATTTTGGTGGGTAAGATTATTACTCGTCGGTGTTCCCATAATAGACAACATATTCTGTTGAATATTAAACTGGTTCACATGGTTTGAATATTCCGAAATAGCTTCTTCAAAACAAGCATAGAAGTTTCCAGCTTGTAATTCTATATCTACAAGTGGATAACCCAGACGTTTTGCACACCAATCGGCTACATTGTCTGCATCTGTTTGGAATGAAGCCTCTGTATCAAAAAATCCGAACGGTGTACTACCTGTTGCGAATGAGGATGACCCAGGCCAAATTGGAATCTCTACCATTTATTTCTCTTATTTCTGTTCTTCAAAATAGTTCAATATATTGTCAACAATTGGATGGCGGTGATTTGTTTTTAGCTCATACGCACCAAGTCCAGGGACTGTATTGACCATATTAAATAAATATGGAAAACCAGAGTCTTTCTTATTTTTTAAGTCTGTCTGTGAAATGTCTCCACATATCAACATCTTTGAATTTGTTCCGAGACGAGAAAGAATCATCTCCATCTGCGATTTAGTTACGTTCTGTGCTTCGTCAACAATAACACACGCATTTACAAACGTTCTACCACGAAGGAATGAAATCGGTGCAATCTCAATAATGTTTTCGTTTATGAGTTTATCGATTCTTGGCTTACCATACAACATATACATATTTGCATGGATTGGTGCAACCCACGGATTCATCTTTTCCTTTATGTCACCCGGTAAGAATCCAATGTCTTCGTTAGAAACTGTTGGTCTTGTAATGATAATACGTTCAACTTCACGATAGAAAAGATATTCGAGAGCAATTTGTGTTGCAAGTAGTGTTTTACCTGAACCGGCTTTGCCTGTTAAAACGGAGATGGTGTCTCTTAATATATGAGACTTTACTTCTTTTTGTTCTCCGTTCAAGGACATATTGAATTGTATTTTATTTTTTATTTGTTTTCGCCCTTTCTTTATACCTGAAACTTCTATACCGGCAACTTCTTCGTCGATAACGTATTCTTCTGCATTTTCATTAATCATAAAAACTCCTACAATAATTTAGAAAGGGTTTCTCCTATAACTTTACCGTCTTGTTTTAGTTCCACAAAGGAACTTTCCATATTTTTAGCTTTATGTGTCCACTCAAATCCAACAATACCCATTAGTTCAACACCACGCATAATTGGATATACAACAGCAGACTTTGTTCCTCTTTGAGTAAAAAAGGCTCTTGTTAAAATATCGTCTATATCTTCTATTGATGGGAATATGCCACGTTCGGTTTGAGCAGAGTCAACTAAACCTGAATAAAGTGTTGTTGGTAGATTTTGATATTCTTTAAATTCGGTACTTACGCCTTCTTCGAGTGCTTCAAAGGTGGTTGATAGTTTGTTCATAGAACGACCTGTTTTGAACTTACCACCATTGTGACGTTGAAGAATGAAAGCACGTTGGGCACTATACTCGTGAAGTTGTTGTTCAAGGATTGTTTGAACTAATTTTGATTGGGAAATTTCACGGGTGATTTTCTTGTGTTTGTATTCGCCGTATTTATACTTGAGGAACCATGAAAGAAACACACCGAATAAGGTGACTCCACTCGATATACCGAGTTTAATAATGTCTATGTAGTTGTTGAATGGTTCCATATCCTATAAATAGGATGGTTGGAAAGAAAATTATCTCTGTAAATCAATTGGGTAAATATCACTAAAAAATCTAGGAAAAATATATCTTTCGCCGGTTTCAGAATCCTGCATTGATATTCCAGATATGTAATTAAATTTTTTAGTCGGAATTTTTACACCAAATCTAGCTAATTCAGACGTCTGTGATATAACAATTTTT